CCCTACGTAAACAAACCCCGCCCTTATAAAAAGGAATACAAACAGCAAGTCGAGCGAGGCGAACTGCCTGATCGTATGGAGCGCCAACGTGCCCGTAACGAGATGGACAAAAAAGGTGTAGACCGCACAGGCAAAGACATTGACCACACCGTGCCACTGAGCAAGGGCGGCACCAATGCACCGAGCAACTTGAAACTGAAAACCCCCAGCGCCAACCGTTCGTTCAGCCGCAACTCTGACCATACGGTGAAGGTGAACAAACCCAAGAAGAAAAAATAAGTGGTAACCGACGAACAAAAATGGCTTTTGCGGTACGGCAGAGGATGGGTGCAGTGGTTTGAACTGATGGAAGGCCCAGTAGGTGAACAAGAAGTTGACCCCATCCACACACGCCTTGTAGACGCAGGGAAGATAGAAATAGACAAACACAAAATGCGTGTTAGATTGAAAGAAAAAAATGAGCCTAGCGAATTACGAGTGGCCGCGCCCTTTTGGGTTCGAGCCATTCAACCACCAAAAAGAAACAGCGCAATTCCTGATTACCAACCGCAAGGCGTTCTGCTTCAACGAGCAGGGTACAGGTAAGACAGCGTCAGTGATTTGGGCGGTGGACTATTTGATGCAGCGAAGTTTAGTGAAGAGAGTGTTAGTGATCTGCCCTCTGTCGATCATGAAGTCGGCATGGCAACAGGACTTGTTCAAGTTCGCTCTACATCGCACAGTAGCAGTAGCCCACGGTAGCGCGCGCAAGCGCAAGGAAATCATCAACACTGGTGCCGAGTTCGTCATCATCAACTTTGATGGTGTCGAGATTGTGAAGAACGAAATCATCAACGGGGGGTTTGACCTCATCGTTGTGGACGAAGCCTCTGCGTATAAGAACGCACAGACAACTCGCTGGAAGACCCTGCGTGACATTAACAAAGTCGTCAAAGGCTTGTGGATGTTGACAGGTACGCCAGCGGCGCAGTCTCCACTGGATGCCTACGGCCTAGCCAAGTTGATTAACCCAACAGGTATCCCGATGTTCCACGGCCAGTACCGCGACTTGGTGATGCAACAACTCACTAAGTTCAAATGGATTCCGAAGCCGACTGCCAAGCACACGGTGCACAGCATCCTCCAGCCAGCGATTCGTTTTGTGAAGAAGGACTGCATCGACTTACCACCCCTGACGTTCATCGACCGTGATGCGCCATTGACTCCGCAGCAGGCTAAGTACTACGCTATTCTCAAGAAGGAGATGTTGTTAGAGGCAGCGGGCGAAGAGGTATCCGCAGTGAACGCCGCAACAAAGATGAGCAAGCTGCTTCAGATTTCTTGTGGCTCGGTGTATACCGACAACCATCAGGTGCTTGAGTTCGATGTGTCCAACCGCATGAACGTGGTGCAGGAAGTCATCGACGAGAGCAGTAACAAGGTGCTGGTCTTTGTGCCCTTCACCCACACCATTGAGATGCTGCAAAAGCATTTAACGAAGAACGGTATAACGTGTGACGTGATTAACGGCGCAGTGCCAGTGAACCGCCGCAGTCAAATCGTTACAGACTTTCAGACTCAGCCGACTACTAAGGTGCTCATCATCCAGCCACAAGCTGCATCGCACGGGCTTACCCTTACCGCCGCTGACACAATTATTTGGTACGCTCCCTGTACCAGCGTGGAGACCTACCTCCAAGCGAACGCACGTATTGACCGCCCCGGTCAGGTCAACCCAATGACTATCGTGCACATCTGTGGGAGCCAAACCGAACGTCGGGTTTACTCGATGCTTCGGGGGAACGTATCCAACCACCAACAAATCATTGATTTGTACCGACAAGAAATTTCTTCGACAGAGCTTGACAATGTCTAAAGTTATGTTATAGTCGGTTTTCTTTCAACCAACGGAGCATTAGATGAGTGAAGAAAATGAAGTGGCCGAACGGCCAGACCTAGATCAGCTGACTTCAATTTACTTGAAGATTCGAGATAAACGTGCCGAGAACAAACGCGAGTTTGAGAACGTGGACAAAGACCTCGAAGAACAGCAGAAGATGCTAGCCGAGCAGATGCTCGACACCTGCAAAGAGATGAACGCAGATAGCATCCGCACCCCACATGGAACGATCATTCGTTCGGTCAAGTCGAAATACTGGACTGGCGATTGGGACTCTATGTACAACTTCATCAAGGAGCATGACGCCTTCGGCTTACTGGAGAAACGCTTGCATCAAACCAACATGAAGGACTTCCTGCACGAGAACCCTGACGTCATGCCGATGGGATTGAATGTTGAGAATGAATACACCATCGTCGTACGACGCGCAAAGAACTAATCGGAGTAAATGAAAATGAGCAACATCACACTTTTGAACCAAGACCTGCCTGACTTCCTGCAATCTGCTGGCGTCAGTGACCTCACTAAACAACTTGCTGGCAAGTCTGGCGTCAAGCGCATCGTGCCTAAGAACGGCATCTTCCGTAAGATGGTCGGCGGCGAAGAGATGGGCAAGGTCAAGGGCGACCTCGACGTCGTCATCGTGAACGCATCGCCTAAAGTCGGTCGTATCTTCTACGCAAAACAATGGACACCTGATGCCGACCCAACTGCACCTGACTGCTTCTCCAATGACGGCATCGCTCCCGATGCTGGTTCGTCTGCACCTCAAGCTAGCCGTTGCGACACCTGCGCTCAGAACATCAAAGGTTCGGGTCAAGGTACATCGAAGGCTTGCCGTTACAGCCGCCGCATTGCTGTGAACTTGGTGGAAGACTTTGGTACTTCTTTGGAAGGCGAAGTCTATCAACTGAACTTGGCCTCGAAGTCCTTGTTCGGTGAAGGCACTGCCGACAACACCCACACCTTTGAGAACTACACCAAGTATTTGGCCAACAACGGCAAGAGCTTGGACTACGTGGTGACTACGTTGAGCTTTAACGAGAACAACGACAACCAATCCATCTTGTTCACACCTGCACGATTCATCAACAAGGGTGAGTACGCAGTGACGAGCGAAGTGGCTAAGAAGCCCGAAGTTCAGAAGATGGTTGTGATGACTCCGTACCAAGCGGATGCGTCGGGTCGTGCTCCTGCATTGGCTGCTCCTGCTCCTGCTCCTAAAGCTGCGGAACCGCCGCGCCTGTGGATGTTGCCGAGCCAGTCAAACGCGAAAGCGCCAAAGCTGAGAAGCCAACTCCAACCGCCAAGAAGGGTTTGGACGACGTGGTCAAAGCTTGGTCTGACGAGGAGTAAGCATGAGCTACGGATACAGCTACCAACTGGTCGAAGCCAATAAAAAGGCTGATGGCAAGTCATGGGGCGTCGTCCTTGGCCGCACTTGCATCCAACTCAATATTCCTGTGAGTGAGATAGCTGGTCGTCTTGATGTGAGTCGAGCGACCATCTACAACTGGTTCTGGGGTACTACTACCCCAAGCCGTACTCACAGCGAACAGATTGAGCGATTGCTCCCGCGCCTCAAGGCAAAAAAGTAAATCCGTGCACTGACGGGGGCTTCGGCCCCCAGCTTTGCCGTCCCTAAAAGAAAATCAATATGTCTAACTTCGACCTTCTCGACACCGTACTGCCCACCGATGGCCGGTATTGTGTGCTCGGGCTTGGACGGTACCCAGACCAAAAGTTTTTCGATACGAGAGAAGAAGTAGAGGCACAGGCTAAGACGTTGGTGGACAACAAGTTTGATGTGTATTTCGGATGCGCCAAGTACGGCCCACTGAACAAGCGCACAGCAGACAACGCCACTTACTTCCGAGCACTGTGGATGGATATTGACTGCGGCCCAACCAAGGGTGTGCCTAACGAAAAGGGCATCATTCAAGGGTATCTCACGCAGCAAATCGGCTTGGATGAACTGAAGAAGTTCTGCATGGCCGCAGGTATGCCCCGCCCAATTATGGTCAGCTCAGGTTATGGCGTTCACGCCTACTGGCTGATTGAAGAAACAGTTGAGCGCCGCGACTGGCTCCCCCTCGCAAACCGTCTACGTGAACTGTGCGTTGAGCATGGACTCATTGTGGATTCTTCCGTATTCGAAGCAGCACGGGTACTGCGCATCCCCGGCACATTTAATTTCAAACAAGACAACCCGTTGGAAGTCACTGTTCTCAACGAGAACACGCAGACCCTGACATACGCGCAATGGAAAGAGCTGCTCGGCGCTGCCGACCCAGTTGACGACAAGCCTGATTTCTTACCGTCCATCAGCCCAATGATGGAAGCCTTGATGGGTAACAAGGTAAAGCGGTTCAAGAACATCATGATGAAAGCGGAGAACGGCTGTGCCCAGTTGAACTACTGCTTCCAAAACCAAGACACCATCGAGGAACCCCTGTGGCGTTCGGCCCTGTCTATTGCTGCGTTCTGCGTGGACAAAGACAAAGCGGCGCACATGATGTCGAGCCAGTATCCGAACTACAACCCTGCCGAGGTAGACAAGAAGGTAGCCGAGTTGGTTGCAAGCGCTGGCCCCCACCACTGCTTGACTTTTGAGAAGCTGAACCCGACTGGATGCGCAGGGTGCCCACACAAAGGCAAGATCAAATCTCCGATCGTGCTTGGCATAGAGATCGCCCAAGCTGAGGTTGAGGACGGTGAGTACGTAGTCGAGCAGGAGCCGACAGAGGAAGAAGGAGAAGCCACAAGCTACCGTATTCCTGAGTACCCATTCCCTTTCTTCCGTGGCAAGAACGGCGGCATCTGGATGCAGGTTAAAGAAACCGAAGACGAACCTGTGCTGGTGTACGAGCATGACCTGTACGTGGTCAAGCGTATGAAAGACCCCGAGTTGGGTGAAGTGGCTCTGTTCCGACTGCACCTGCCCCATGACGGCGTGAAGGAGTTTTCAGTTCCAGCAACGTCCATATCTACAAAGGATGAGTTACGCAAACAGTTGTCGCACCACGGGGTGATGGCGACACAAAAACAACACGAGCTACTGGCGGTCTTCGTCGTAGCTTTCATGAAAAATTTACAGTACGTGAGGAAGGCAGAAGTTATGCGCACACAATTTGGATGGGTAGACAACGACAGCAAGTTCATTGTCGGCGACCGCGAGATTACAAAAGACGGGGTGTTTTACAGCCCACCATCGGCGATCACACGCAGCTTCGCCGAGAAGATGGTGCCCAAGGGTACGCTCGAGAAGTGGAAAGAGGTGTTCAATATGTACGCCCGTGAGGGTCTGGAGCCTCATGCGTTTGCCGCACTCACAGCGTTCGGCTCTCCTTTGTTGAAGTTCACGGGCTTGAGCGGCGCGATCATCAACGTCATCCACAAGTCGTCAGGCTCAGGCAAATCGACAGCGTTGTTTATGTGCAACAGTGTCTGGGGGCACCCCAAAGAGTTGTCGTCCATGTGGAAGGACACGCTCAACGCCAAGATGATGCGCCTTGGTGTGCACAACAACCTGCCCAACACAATCGACGAGATCACGAACACCAGCCCGATGGAGTTCTCCGACTTGGCTTACAGCATCTCCCAAGGCCGAGGCAAAGACCGTGCCAAGTCCCAGACCAATGAGTTGCGCGCAAACCACACCAAGTGGAACAACATGACATTAGCGTCATCAAACGCCAGCTTTTACGAGAAGCTCGGTGCGGCAAAGAACTCACCAGACGGCGAATCCATGCGTCTGCTTGAGTACAAGATAGAGCCCACCACCATCATCAGCGTCGAAGAGGGCAAGCAAATGTTTGACCATCAGATGCTTGAGAACTACGGCCACGCCGGTGACATTTATGCCGAGTGGCTCGTCAACAACTTGGAAGAAGCCATCGCTTTGGTTCGCAGCATCCAAGCCCGTATCGACAAGGAAGTTAAGTTCACCGCACGGGAGCGCTTCTGGTCAGCCGCCGCTGCCATCAACATTGCTGGTGGCTTGATCTCCCAAGAACTTGGGCTGCACAACTACGACATGAAGGCCATATACAAGTGGCTGCTCGGTATGCTTGCCAATATGCGCGAAGAAGTAACGCCTCCTGCATCGGACCCAACCATCATGCTTGGCGACTTCATGAACTCCCACGTACAAAACATGCTGGTGGTGAACGGCGCAGTGGATGCACGAACGAAGATGGGGGCCATGCCGACAGCCGAGCCGAGGGGGGAGCTATTGTTACGTTTTGAGCCTGACACGGGCGACCTGTTCATTGCGGCCAAGGCGTTCAAAGACTACTGCGTGAAGTTCCAAATCCACTACCGCGACGCGCTCAAGCAGCTCAAGGATGAGGGTGTGTTCCTCGACACGATCAACAAGCGCATGTCCAAGGGCATGAAGATGGACTCCCCAGCCGTACGCGCACTGCACTTCAACACCAAGAAATTCGACAGCCTCGTGCCGCTGGAGGCGCTAGCCGATGAAGATCGAGACGGTAACGTACCGGCTTAATTGGGGCAAATTCAAAAAGGGGCACAGTTTCTTTGTGCCCTGTATTGACCACGCAAAGGCTAGGAAAACCATCGCGCAAATTACGAAGAGATTGAAGATAGCTGTGGTTACTAAAGTAACCATAGAAGAAGGCATCAAAGGATTGCGAGTCTGGAGAACCTGACGTAAACTAACATTGTTAGTTGCCCTTCCTCTGTTAGCCCCGCCTAGTGCGGGGCATTTTTTATTTCGCAGCTTCTCGGTCGAGCTTTGCAGTGCTGGGCTCAAGCAAGTCCAACGAAGGGGTAGTACTTCTTGTCGATGGGGAACCCACGGTCAGACATCATGCGACGTTCCATCTGCTTCTTCAACGATTGACGGATATTTTCGTTGTCGATTGCGTCCATTGGGTTGCGTGAGTTGAACTTGAACACCTTTTCAAATGCTTGTTCCACATCTTCGTCAGAGCCTTTGGTGATTTCCAAGTCGAGGCGGTCGAGCAGCTTAGTGCGCTCTTGTTTGACCTTCATAATCTCACCTTGGAGCTTGAAGATAGCTTCGCGTTTTGCTTGAAGCCCCTCGGTAACAAAACCAGCACTTTGGGCCAGCAACTGCCCTACGGTGAACTCGTCAGGCTCTTTAATTACTGCACCAGACGTAGTAGTCGCGCCTTCTTTACTGTACCGAGCCGCAGTCAAGCTGCCACGGAACAACGCTGGAGCCAGCTGCTCCATACCCTGCATGATCTTGCCTTGGCTAAAGTTGTCAATTGCTTTGGGTACTTGCTGAGTAGCAAGAGATGCACCGGGGCCAGCCAGCGACAACAGCCAGCTTTGCATTTCGCCGACAGCGGTGGCTTGTTCCTTTTGTTCAGGGAACCACATGTTGTTCATCGACAAGCTGCTAGTAATATCGTAGCCAGTCAAACCTGCTAACAAACCACGATCCAACAGCTCATCCAAACCTTTACCAGCAATCTTGACCCCGCCGAATGTCTCAGGCATCCACTTGTTGCGGAACCAGAACTCAAGGTTGCGTTCTTCCAGCTCGTCATCGTCGTCATCCCCGCGCAGTCCATTCAAGATACCTTGTGCAATACCCATAGCAAGACTGATACCGGGAATACCAATGTAACCAGCCAAGCTGAATGACATCATCATTGAGCCGATGAATTGAACACGCGCTTCTTTGCGAACTTGGGGGTCCATATCACGCGTCATGCGATATAAGTTTCGGATAAAGTAAGTCGTCACAAACGCTGGGTACATCTTGAACTGAAGAATTGCACGGCCAATCGGCTTGTGCGCATCGAGCACAACTTCACGTTCTTTAGTAGCCAGAATACCGCGTGGGCGGTTAGACCCGTGGTAGTTGTTCAGCGCTTCGTGCGACTCGGCCTCAGCCAGACGCAGTGCTTGTTCATGAGTTTTACCTGCATCTCGGTTCAGTCGGTACGAAGTCATGAACGTCACTTCACGAATCAAGCGTTCCGCGTGGTGGAACATAGCCGTCATCATGTTTGAGATTTGGCGCATCTTTGCGCGCACAGGCTTGTTGTATTCCGCAGTAGAAACATCACGTCGGCTACCCAATTCAAACGCCATTGTGTTGTCGCTCAGGCCACGATCTACCATGTACTGCATGGCGGCTTTCTCGTCGGCGGTTAAGCCTTTCAAGTTCTCCATGCTTGGCGCGGTGT